AAACCACACATCACCAGTTCTGGTATTGAATGATTTATTAGCTGGTTCGTATTCACCATTGTTAGCATGGAACTTACGCATCTCATACCATTTTTCTTTACCTTGTTCATCAACCTGGAAGTTTGCAGTCATGACATTACCAGAACGGTCTGTCTTACCAATCTCATATTGTGCAATAACCTCATTACGGTCACTGATTACACCAACACGAATAACTCCAGTTTGTCCAAGTTGTAAGGCGTGGAACTTAGCATTAAAGTCGACACGGAAATCAGTACCACCCTTTACACCATCACGGTCTGCAGGGATATCAATATATCCGATAGCCTCAGCCCATTTGTTTTCAAACCCTTTTTCATCATTCCCAGGATAATGCACGCCATTTGTAATATAGTCTGCAGCACCAAATCCCGATGAGGGGTTGTGTTTATGAGCCATTTCTTTAACCACAAGTTTATTTACAATTTGTGATTTTTCTGTCGGAGCAATACCAAGAACAGGTCTACCACCAAATTGGTGACGCCCTTCTTGTAACATACCCCAACCTTTAGGGCCAAAGTCACCTTTCTTAATTTGTAAAAGGATTTCAGACCCTGTACCGTCAACATAACGAGGAGTACCTTCTTCGGTAGCCTGAGTAGACCCTAATTCCATTACCCCATTTTGATTTACGATACCAATCCAACCAATGTTAGTCTTATTCTTAATTGTAATAATAGGATAAGCTTCGGTATTAGCTGGGTTGTTGATATCTACGTAAATACATTTTGCTTCGGTATCTTTTGTAAATTTCGCATNCGAGAATTGGCCTTCAGAAATTACATCGTAATATCCATTAGGCTCATCCTCAAAACGCAGATGTCTTGTCCCATTAGGGAAATCAAGAGCACCTGTCATTTCACGTCTAAAGCGAGCACGTTGATTTGTATCAGCAAAAATCAAGAAATCAATCTTGATAGTTTTGGCACCTAGTTTTTGATAGGCGTGCTGAGTACCATAACGGTCTGTACCAGTAGACGTTGTATTAGTTTTAGCACCACCAAGACCTCTATCAATCTTGGTAACACCACCACGATAACGTTCGATAATCTCTGTTATATTGACTTGGTCTGAACCTTCGCCTAACAGGATATCGAAATATAGTTCAGTAGAACCACTCATTAAGCGATACCTCCATTAATTCGATCTTGACGAGCTTTGTATTGTAATTGTGCATCTGCCATACCTGGAGCAAGCACATTGTTAATACGTTTACCATCAATGTAAGTGTTAAGAACTTGACCTTCACGAAGAAGACCAGCTTGTTCTTGATTGACAACATTGAGTTCACCCATTTGTCCGTTAAGTGTTTCAACTTTACCGATAAGAGTGTTAATATTGTCTGAGTTTGTGAGCATTTGTGCAACTTGTGGATTGAGCAATGAGTATTGTAGATTTAGTGCAGTCTGACCTGTCAATAATCCAGAATAATCTGTAACAGCTTGCAAAGCAGATGTCTCAACTTGGCTCATATCAAGGATAGGTTGGATACGAGGATTAATATCCATATTGTTATAATCCATATCATTAACTCTATCGACTTGATTTTGAATTTCGCCCATCAAGTTATCCATTGCATCAATTACAGTAGGTGCAGCAGAGCCCATACCACTAGCAATTGTTTCTACAATGGTTTTACCTGAATGCTCAACTTTACGCCAACCAGCTCCAGACATTGGTCCTTTCTTGGCTGGTGAGTTAGGGATGTGTGCTTTAACTGTAGCCCAAAGGTCAGAGATAGCACTTGTAGCTTTACCAATAGCGCTACGAATACCACTAGCAATAGCATCAACCATAGAAGTACCAGCATGTGTGAGTTTAGAAATAACTCCACCATCTGGTGTCATTGCTGATTTAGCAGCATCAAGTACGCTTTTAGCAGCATTTGAAACAGGGTTTCTACCTTGGTCAATACCACCTTTGAATGTTCCAGACATCTTATTACCATGACCAGTAACGTCGTTTTGTCCGAACATAGATTTGGCTCCATTTACAACACCAGAAGCAGCACCAGAAACCATACCAAGTAAAGCACTGATACCTCGTCCGAATGTGCTAGAAGTGTTGTTACCTTGTGATGTCATATTGGCAGAACCAAAGCGTCCACGAGCTCCACTTACAACACCATCAACTGAACCAGTCACATTTCCTAGTCCATTTTGAATTCCTGTTGCGTAAGACCCAATGTTGCCCAAACCAGCAGCCTCAAATGATTGGTTCATTTCCATAGACTGAAGTTTAGTTGAGATTGAGTTGATAGTTGCGATAATATTATCTACAGCAACTGTAGCTTCAGGCCCAACAGCAGGCATAGACTGCAAGTTAGTTGCAATATCTTTAACCTTGTTGATGATTGAGTTCATGTTGCTCATGTTAGTGACAGCTTGTTCGCTAGGAGCAGAGTCGCCCATAGATTTGGCCTTGTTCATGATGGTCTTCATGTCATCCATCTTATCGCTAACACCTTCAACGTCGATAGATTTCATACTTGACGCAGATTTAGACGCATCAGATACTGAAGCAAGAGCTTTAGCACCATTCTTGATACGTGTTACCGCACCAGAGCCATCTGAGAATACAGACAAGAAATCTTCCTTGAAGAGATTTGATGTAAGTACATTAGCGAGTTTCTTAACAACATCTGCTGATTTCTGCATGTCTTCTGGAGAACCAGATGCAGAGATTTTAATTGCAACATCAGCAAGGTCTTTAACATTAGTTACAATACCCTTCATGGATGCTAACTGACCAGAAATCTTGTCAGCCCCACCACTAATAAGACTACCAAAGGCTGTCTTAAGAGTATTCCAACCAATAACATCGCCAAGCTTAGCAACAATCTGACCAGCCTTAGTCATTGTCTCAATATCACCAACACCAGCAATACCAATAGCTGTAGAGGCTAGTGATTGAATTGCCGTTGTGATACCTTGCATAATCATAACTTGCCCAGCAGCACCCTCAAGACTTGTCACATTGGACATAAGACTCATGAACGCAGACAAAGCACCTAGAATAAGAGCAAGACCAGCAATAACCATAACGGATGCAGCTAAATCCCATCCAACGAATGGAATAAGACCAATAGCTACAGTTGCTAGAGATTGTAGAGCTTGGATAATACCATTAGCTAGAGCAATTGTTGTAGCGACACCGAATCCAGCCACAGAGGCAAATATAGATACTACAGTCGCCAATGCTGTAATTACGACAAGGATTACACCCAGAGCTAATATCGCTACCGCTCCCGACATCAAGTCACCAATAGACAATGGTGCAAGAGCAATAACAATATCACCCATACCTTTGAGAGCAGGTACAATTGTTAGAATCAATGCAATTACAGGAATAACACCCCAAAGAGCACCGAACGACCAACCTGCTAGAAGAGCAAGTACACCCATTTCAGTTGTGATGATGAATAAGACTTGTCCTAATGCGGCTATCGCTACTCCGCCCTTGAAGAGATCACTTACAGATAATCCTCCAAGTAGAGCGACAGTTTCACCCATTTGTTTAAGACTCCAAGCGATTGACATAACCAATGGAATCATAACAATAATACCCAAAAGAGTCATTGGGCCTGTATTACCGGCAAGTGCACCAAGTACACCAATTATAGCGGTCGTTGCTGTGAGCACCACTGCCAGAACAGCAATAGCTGTAACTGCAGAATTAAGTGCTCCAGTCTCAATATCAGCCAAAGGAATAACTGATTTTGAAAATTCCTTAAGAATAAACATGATAGCAGTCATTGTACCAAGGACAACAATAATACCGCCAACACTCTTGATGTTTGTGACAAGTTTAGACATACCGATAACGGTTGCTGTCATAACTGCCAAGACAATGCCCAATATTGACAATGATTCTCCACCAGCACGAATACCATCAACTGGTAAATCGGCTAGTTCGAACAATGCAAGTGAGGCTTCTTTAAGAACATAGACCAATGTGACCATTGTACCAAGAGATACAAGGATACGACCTACATCCTTCATGTTTGTGATAAGTTTAGACAATCCAATAACTGTTCCTTCAAGAGCAGCTAATGTAACACCAATCATAAGTAGAGCTGTACTTGCTGCAAGCATAGAACCTTGGTCTACTTCTGTAAGCATTTTGATTTGTTCTGATAAGAGCCATATCGACCCTACAATAACAACCAATGTTGCAACTGCAGCAGTGATTGACGACTTCTTAACATTCGCTTTTTGCATTGCAATAATGATACCACCGATAGCAGCGAATACACCAGAAAGAAGGACTGATATTGTTGTAACTACGGCAAGACCAATACCCATTTGTTCGACGTTAAGTTCTTGTCCAAGTTTAGATACTGTACCAGCTAATAGGATAAGACCTCCTATTTCTACAGCAAGTAGAAGTGCAGCTTCTTTGACGCGTCCTTTGTTAGAACGTTGTAATTGGTTACCATCTGAGAACTTGTTGATTACATAGAATATTGCAGAGAATACACCAGCAATAACACCAGCAATCCACACGAGTGTACGTCGTCCTTCTTCAAGACCAGTCTTGTCTACTTCAGCGAGTTTCGCTACTGTACGAGAAAGTAATATAAGACCTATAATAACTTCACCCATAAGAGCTACTACTTGCCATGAAGCACCTTTACCACCACCAATACCAAATCTAGCTTTACCAGGGATACTTAACTTGGCGGACATTGCACCAGACATGAATTCGACTGCTGCAAATAGACCAGCGATAGTCAATGCAAGAGTTTTAAGTGTCTTACTTCCTTGTTCAATCTTACCTTTGTCGATTTCACCGAGACGTTCGATAACACCTACAAGTTGTTTAAGACCTAGAATAAGAGATAACAATACACCAACAGTAGACCATTTGGTATTACCAGTTGTGACTTTAAGACCACCCATACCTGAGGCCATACCAAGACTCTTACCGCCGACTTTAGCGCCATTTGCACTACCGTCAACACCTACTGCAAATGTAGCACCTACAGTAAGCATGAATTCTTCAAGAGAACGCATTACTGCTTTGAGTGCGGTAATACCATACTCAATTGATTTCTTCTTAGCTGCAATCTCTTCAGGACTTGCAGTTGAACTAAATATATCCAATGCACTCAACAATTGTTTGAATCGTGACATTAAGACATATAAAGTAGCAGCAGTACCTAAAGTTTGATTACCTGTTGAGGCCTCAAGACCAAGTTGGAATTGAGGGCCTACTTTTATACCAGCACCAACCTTGAATCCCATGAGAGCCATAATAGAACCGATAACAACAGCAACTTTCTCAAGTTTAGCCATACCATTATCAAGTTGTTTGTTATCAATCTTGTTAAGATCGTCGATAATTCCAAGGAGTTTCTTAACGGTAGATGCAATAACCCACATTGTTGCAGCAGTGCCAATTGTAGCTCCTGAGAAACCTGAAAGCCATGTAGCACCAACAAGTTCAAGCATAATCATACCCATGATTTTCATGGATTTTAAAGCTTTTTCCCATTCCATGTTACCTAGTTTCATGAAGAGATTACCAAGTATCATTACTGAAGATGCAAGTGAAATCATCATTGTTGCAGACGCCATTTTCTTAAGAAGTTTACGAACTTCAGGGAATCCCATTTCTTCAAGAAGTTGAGACAGAATACCTGAGGCTTGGTCTGCAGCACTAACTCTAGGGCCATACGATTTAGCTTTCTGAATCATCATGTATGCGCCGACTAGGATTGTAGCCATTGCAGCTACTGCCCCTACTGATTGTAGAAGTTTATCACCAGGGATAAGAGATACTACAAACAACGCACCAGCAAATTCGAGCATTGCCATACCGATTGTCTTAAGCGTATTTGCTTTAATGTTTTTCTGGAAGGCTCCAAGAGTTCCTGACAATTGTGAAAGGATACTGTTAGAGTCACCAATACCAAATATTGCTTCTTTCAAAGCTTTAATTGGATGTAAGATATTTTGGATTAGGTTTGAGTCTTTAAACTTCTGCAATTGTTTAAATAACAAGAAGAAACCTGCAAGTTTAATTGCAGTATTTCCTTGCAAACCATGTCCAACTGTGTCAAAGAATTCAGCCAAATATGTAAATACTCGACCACCTACATCCGATACAGTTTTAAATCTGTCAGCAAGCCATTCTAAGAGATTACCAATTCCTTCAATACCAGACTTGATTAGAGCAGTCTTGCTTGAGAAATCGATATTAGAAAATGCTTGTTTTACGGCACCCCAAAAACCATCGAAGACAGTTCCTAGTGTTGAGAATGACTCTTTAAGTCTATCAACAATATGCCATTTTGAAATTGTGTCAAAGATTTTACCAAGTACAGTATTTGAGTCTCCTGCTGAGGTTTTGAGTTTATCAAACCCGCCAGTAACAAGACCTACAATACCAGAACCCAGTTTCTTAACACCATTACCGATTGAACCGATAATACGTCCAAACAAATCAGATACAGATGTGGCTTCTGAAAGATATTTTGTATAATCCTTAACAGCTCCACCAGCGTCTTTCATTGCTTTAGACAAATGCTTTTGTGTACGTTGCATGAACGTAAGTTTTTCTTCTTGTTTATCTACACCATCGCCTAGTTCATCAGCTGAAGCCTTACCACCAAATAAACCATTTTCAAAGACTTCTTTAATGTCTTCTTTTACAGTCTTGAGAATTGATGATAGAGATCCCAACTTGTCAGAAATAGGCATATCGAAACTTGATTTGAGAACGTCAAAGAAACCTTTGAGTGTATCCCATACAAGTTGTAGAGGCGTAAGAAGAAGTTTGATAACATCCAAGAACCATTGAACAGCATCTCCAGCTTTAGAAAATGCCAAAGCAATCTTGTCTGTTTCTCCTGGTTTAGGGCCTTGTTTGAAAGCCATAGCCCAGGCTAAGAATTTATCAGTAATATTTTTAAAAGCGTTGGCCATACGTTCTAGTAAAGACAAGCTATTTTCAGCATTAGGGTCTTTACCAAATCCGAACATCTTACCAACATCTTTTAAGAACTTACCAATACTAACACCAACTTTATCGAAGAACGCGTCCATAGGACCATCGATTCTACCCCAGATACCAGCTAGTGTTACAGTGACAGCATCGTAAAATGTTTTTATCGCATCACGAATTGTCAAGAATGCATTAACGAGACCAGACGAATCCATTTGCGATTTAATACCAACAAATATACGTCCAATACCGTTAAACACATTGGCTACCATACCAGCAATAAGAATCAAATCCTGAATCATATTGTCTGGAATAATAACATCCAATGCTGCGGCAATGCCCTTAACAACCATTTTCACAACACCCCATAGACGTATAAATACTTCTACAATATTGTGAATTGCTAATGTTACTTCAGGTCTGATACCTTCACCTACATGGAATAACTCTTTAAGATAATCAGTAATCTTAATGATTGTTTCGGCTATCTTAACGAATACCATGTTGGATTTATCGCCATTTTCAGCCCATTGCCTAAATATACTAGACTCTGGTATCATTGCTAATATGGCATTCTTAACACCCTGTCCTGCTAATTTAAGAGACTCAAAGAGCTCAACAATTGCAGAAATAAGGTGTGTACGACCATCGAGCTGGTTGAAAGCATGAGCAATTTGTGCAATCATGTTTGGGATGAAAGACACGGTTTTGGATAACACCTCTGATACTGGTGTCCAGATAGCCATAGCTTCATCACCTTTACCAGCCAACTCAACCCACATCTTAGACCAAGCGTCATTTACAGCTTCTTCGGTAGTTTCCATAGCTTCCTTGAATGTGTAAACGTGTTCGGCCATCTCTTGATATACAGGGTTGTTTGCATACTCTTCCAATGATTGCATCAATACTTCATTAGTAAGCCAACCATCTTTTAGATGTTCTACAAATAATCCTTGCACACCAACAGCATCTACTTGTTCTTGTGTAAGTGTTCCTTGAGCAATGGCTGCTTGGATTACCGCATCCTTATATCCTTTGGTTGCCAATTGTGCACTTTCCAGCGACATCCAGTTTTGTCGGTTCATATAACCCATTTGTAGGGCTTGTTGAACACCGAACTGCAAGGCTGTACCAAATTGTGCAGTACTAGCACCAGCAGAGGCTGCCAAGTTACCAAAACCTCTCAAAGCTACATTCGCTTTATCCAAGTCGATACCAGCATTAACAAACTGAGCCAACGCTGAGTTCATTTGTTGTGAATTATATTTGGTTGTTTTGGCATATTGTTCCAAGTCACGCATTGTGGCGGTGATATGGTCTTGCTCTTCCTTACCCAAGGCAGCAACCAAGATACGAGTTGAGTCAAGTTCTCGTTCATATTCTTGATAACCTTGGACAATAGGAGCAAGAGTCCATTTGTTTAACAACGACGCACCAGCAGTAATAGCGCGAGATGCAATATTACCCAAAGCCACCGTTGCAATACCTTCCAGCATTGAGAATTTACCTTTAACACCCTCAACACCAGAACCCAATTGTTCCATTGAGTTTTTAGCATTTGATGCTCCAGATTGAATCGCTCCAAATCCAGAGCCTGCATTTTCTCCAACTCTACCCACAGCAGATGCTGCAGTGTTGGATGCATTACCGACACCTGTCATCTTCTCCACAATGTTACCAAGAATTGGGACATGTGAGACTAGACCTGCAAGTTTACTTGACAGAGAACCTGTCGATTTCTCAACATTATCAACAGATTTACCGTTGATTGAGTCCATCTTTTGTTGGAAGTTACCAACATCTTTAATGGCATTTTGAAGTTTCTGTTGTAAATCAGCGGCGTCGAGTTTTAGTTTATAAATCTGTTCTTTTACTACAGAACTAGGCATTAACTACTCCCTCCCGACAAACCTTTTGCAATATTACTTGTTATACTGTCAGTTCTAGGAGACACAAAGTCGTTTGGTCTAACGTAACCTCCAGTACGAGTGTAGTGTCCATTCACCACATATACAACAATAGGTTTACCATTCTTAGCTTTATGTGAGTTTTCGAAGATAACATCTATCTGGTCTTTACTCATCGTAATTCGTCTACTCCATGACGACTTAGTCAAGCCCGACCTAACAGGAGTGCTCTCAACAATGTCGTCATAAGCTTTTTGAGTTTCAGTATCAACTACTGTATAGATTTTCTCCATAGCAGTTTCTTTTTTAAAGTCGTCGAATAAGTTCTGAAACTTACTATCTGATGACATTGAATATTTCATTTTGAATTAACCTGTAGTCCCCATCTCAGCACGTCGTTTAGCATTCAAGTCTTTGTACATGCGTGCAGTTTCTTCTTTACTACGTTTCTTCTTAGGTGCGTTTAATTCACCTATAACCCCAAGCAATACAAGAAGTCTATGGATATTCCATGTTTCGCAACTGTATGGTACTTGTGCATTCGCCATATATGCATAGATTACCTCTGATGTTAATATACGACGACCACCTTCTCCCGATGAAGAAATCGTAGTTGCAGTAGGTCTGCTATTGATGTATTCGATTATCTCCTTTATGTTGGATTCGGACAAATTGTCTATGTCGAACCCTGTCTTATCTAAATTCATTAATTGGACATAAGCTAACACTTCAATAGGTTCCACCTGCAAGCCATTTAAAAAGGGAAACGGTTTTTTAAACACCATCTCCCATTGACTAATAGCTAACAACGAATGCTCGAAATGGTATACTTTTCCTGGAAGAATCATGCCCGTTGTTTCGTCATAAATCTCCTCTGTAACTATCTCAAGCATACTTGCTACCTACTATTTTTTGCTACGACGTTGTTGACGGTTACCTTTATTGGCAACTGTCTCAAGCTGAGCGTTTTGACCCTTGTTCTTACCTGAACGACCTTCTTCAATCAATTGTGAGAAGAATTTACGTGCAAATGCTTCATCTTGGATGAAATCTACGAAGAGTTTACCGTATGCTTCTGACGCTAGGAATTCATCGCGAAAATCTTTCGTCTTAGTAAAGCGTCCATCAACATTCTTATACCCAACGGCAATAGAAACAAATTGCTCGATAAAGTCCATGATGCGGTCTGCGTCACCTGATGCCGCTACATCTTTAACGTAAGTCTCCCAGTCTTTGTTTCCTGAGCGACCCATAATACGAAGTGCTTCGGCACTGTTAATGTGGAAGTAGAATTTCTCAGTGAGTTCATCACCAGAGAGTGGTTCTACATAAGTAATTTCTTTTACAATCATTTGAATAAATCCTTTCTTATAAAAACAAGTTCATTTTGAATTTTTAACCAGTAACTACACCAAGGAGAACCATGAGTTCTTTTGGAGTAGGAAGTTTAGCATCAGTGCTGTCTGTACCGTAGATAGCTTCTTCAACTTTCTTAAGTTTGCTTTGTTCAAGTTTAGTTGAGTCGATAATGATGTGCGCCATTGATTGAGTGTTTTCAACACCTGTGTCAACTGGAGTTGTTGTGAAGTCCCAAGAGAATTCGATAGCATCTGGTGAGTCATTGATTGTTTCAAAGTCTTTAGATGCAACACCCGCAGTAGCATTGTATACCAAGTTGATAAGGTAACCATGACCTGTAGACTCAGTATCATTACCGATAAGTGTACGGTATGCGAAACCGAATGATTTACGAGTTTGTGCAGTAAGTTTAACACCTGCAACGGCATCAACTTCACCAAGACAAGCTGCAAATTCATCAGGGTAAGTGTAAGCTGAGATAGAACCTTTGAATGATTCTTTCGCGATCAAGTTTAAGTATTTACCGTTGTTAGCGTATTTGGCTGTAGCGTCACCACCATCTGGCGATTCAGACACTTTAGTCAAACCATTCCAAGCTACACCTTTTTCATATGTACCAGCACTGGCCATAGGGAAAAGTACACCACGGTCTACACCTGTTTGGTAAGTTTTTTGACCAGTTTGGTCCCAAAGCAATTTTGCCATAGAAATAATAACCTCTCTAATAATATACTCTATACGTCTCTTGATATAAACCGTTGTCTACATCGTAGTTGTTGAGGCGTACATAATCAAATTTATCAAGCATGGCGTCCTCAATTGAGTCATCGTCCACCCTTGTAAAGAAATTAACAATATAAGACCTGTTAGAACGATAAGCTCTGTTGTTTGCTGACTCTACATCTAGGTAGTTCTTTTCAACAACAATACAAGGGAATTTCAGTTGAGAACCATCTGGTTTCTGATAATATACCCTTGGGCAAATCGTCTTAAGTTCTTCGATGAGTTCAGTATGTGTTCTAGTCATAATCTTTAATTACTACCCCCAATTGATTCATGTCTTCAAGACTCATAACACCATCAGGCACAATTCGTACTCGTGGTGGGTAATTGAGGATTTTACTTACAGAATACACTTGATTCTTGTAAATAACGTACCAGATACGATTAACACGGTCTGTATCATCATTAGCGAATACAAAAGAGAAGTCGAAGTTAGACTTAATATTCTCGTTAATTCGTTGTGAATCAGAAATATCATAGCGTCTATTTTCGACAATGTTAGCAGGGACCTTTCGATATCGTGTGTACTCGTACGAATATACACCAGGTTTTACCTCTGTCTCTTCAATACCGCGAACTAAGATATCAATAGTTGTCCTCATGCTACTCTCCTATATTCCATTTTGAAATTAGCCGCCTGTACGTCCTGTAGAGCCTGGATTTCCTGATGCAGGGCTCGCAGCTTCGTCAGCGTCTGAATGTTTAGACAAGTATTTGTCACCAGGTTTGTCTTGTTTTTCAACCCAGTTAGGTTTTGTCTTAAGGGCATCTTTACGGAATTTAAGCATATCTTCGTTAGTTGCTGCAGCATCTGTAACTGTTACAAAGATGAAGGCACGTGGGATCATGATAGCACCTGAAAGGCGTGCTTCCATAAGGTATTTCATTTGGTTAAAGTCGATATCGAAATCGTCGAATGTTACGACTTGTCCACCTTGAGATTGACCAAATACGTAGTCATTCAAGTTACCAATCAAGAATTTACCTTGAGGCATATCACGGAATTCGATTACTTCAGAACATCCGAAGTAAGATGCAAGGTCTGAGTTAGTTGCAAGACGGTTACCATCGCTTGATGCGCCATACAAGTAACGACCGTTCTTATCTTTAAGAGTTTTAAGTTTAGAAAGGTCGAATGGGTTGATGATAAGTGATGGAGAACCAGAACCTTGGTAACCAGGAAGAGTCTTGATTACATCATCAACAACTGACATCCAGTTTTGTGAAGTGAGTTTGATTGTGAAGAAATCATCATCTTTAGTGATTGGACGAATATGTTCTTCGTTAATCTTTTCTTTGTTTGGTTTACCGCTAACAATAGCTTCACGACCATCACCAAAGATAGCAGCACGTACGAGCTCTTCTTTGAACTTGATTGATTGTACTTGT